TCTGATAATGTTTCTTACCTCTTTCGCTTCACCATCACTTCTGGGCGAAAATTTATATGTGAAGGAAAATTGTCTGAGATTGGGTCCATTAAATAACAACTCAGCATTAGTGTTTATCACCGCACCCAATGTTCTCTTTAGAGGATCTACTCCTGCTATATTTTCGACGATTTTTTTTGCAAGTGCTATTTTTATCCCAGATGTATTGTTTGCTGTTGCATCTACTAGTCCTTCCGAAGTTTTTTTAAGAGCATCACCTCCCGTAAACGCACTCATAGCAATATTTCCAAGAGCAGAACTTAGCACTCCCATATCTGCTTTTGACCAATCAACATTATTATTATCACTTATTCCACCAGGAATTGGTAAGAAGATTGTAGATAATATTTTTCTATCGCCAGGAGTATTTGGTCTTGATGGGAGAGCAAGACTACCATCTGCATTAGCTAAACCTCTTGGTTTATACTTCACCATCTGAATTTTTAAATAGTCTTGGAAAGAGTCTACCAAGTCTATTGGATATCTCATATTAGTTTTATATTTTGGTCTCTCCTGAATATTTTCTAATTCTTTGGGGAGACCAATTTCGGGTTCTGTTTTTGGCGGATCTTCAGGAACAGGCGGTGCAAGTGGGTCTGCGTTTGTCTCTGCTATTTGCCGATCTCTGTCTTCTCTTTGTTTTTTTAATTCCTCCTCACTAACCGAGTCTTTAGTTTCTGTATTATTCTGTGATTGATATCCAGGTGTATTTTTAAGTGCTGTTACAGTAGCATCGGTTATTCCAGTATTCTTAGATAGTCCCCTATCGTCTGCTATAATTTGTGCAATTTCAACAGTTCTTGCTTTTGTGCTTGAAGTAATTCTATTTAATTGTTCTTCTCCTTTGGGATTAAATTCGGGTGAAAAATACCGATTCCATTGTCCTTCTTGGTCTTTGTTTGGAGACCATTTTGCTTCTTGTGGCGAATATGTTCCAAGCAATAGGTCACCAAGGCCGATTTGGGTTTCATATAGTTGCATTTCACCAGTTCTTGCATCAGTAACCACTCTGATATCTCTATTATATTCTGCGGTGCCACCAGAACCGTTAGGTAGTATTTTTTTCTGATTCTTCAGTATAGCAGAATACTCAGCAGGGTTTGAACTCTCTGATCCAGGCACCTTGCTTTGTGGTTCCCATCCAGGAATAATCTGATATGGCATATTTTGAGTTGCCTTTTTTAGTTATTTATGAGGTAATTTGCATAAGGCAGGGATCTCATTGTTTTCAACTCCATAGTATTTACGGGATGAAACTTACCAACAACTTCTCCCCACCCATAATTTCTTGCTGACCCCCAGTGATAATTGATACCACGAAAACCCCAAGCAAATACTTCTGTTACTGCAACTAATGGATACTGGTCATACTGTATATTTGGGGTTGTTGGGTTATAAACAAAAGTATAATAACTACCGACTTCAGGAACTAATTCCTCAGGAAAAGTTTCCATAATCATTTCCATAATATCATCAGGACTTTCATTACCAACTAAGTTTTTCTTAATAGAAAGACCTTTATCTATACCACTACTTTGTTGTCTTTGCTTGAGTGTCTTCCTTGGCATTACTTAATACCTAGTTCGTCTTCTGTTATGATTTTAAATTCAATTCTTCTATCAGCACAAAACTCTTCGGCAGCCTTCCATTTTGCTTGGTTCTTTGCATACTCAGTCGCCTCATAGATATATGATTTTGTTTGTCTCTTTGGCGTTTTTGGTGGTCGTGTCTGCTTCTTTGGTTTAACTTCAATCACATAAGTTTTAATTCTTCCAGAGTTCTCTTTCAACTTAATAATAAAATCTGGAAAATACTTATGAATTCTATTATCTAGTGGAGACACATATGGGATTGAAAATTCTTCACTACCCCACTGAAGAACATTTTCATTCAGGTCACACCATCTGCAAAACTTGCGTTCCCAACTACTACGGCATATAATATTATTTGGGTTGCCTTTGTATTTGTTTGGGAAGGATGGGTAGTATCTACTTTTATAAGTTTCTCCCATTATCTCTACTACATAATATATAAGGTAAATCTATTTATAGATGGCAGTTAACGCACCCAGACCAAGAAGAAGATCTGTATCTGATATAAAATCTAATTTGTTGCGGCCAGCAACAACATCACACTTTGATGTTTTTATCCAAGAACCTCTTGGTGCTGAAGGATACACTTGGAGCGATTTCAAGAGCGACAATCAACTCTCTGGTTTTGACCAAAACTTTTTGCACCTGTGTTGTTCAGAAACTGTATTGCCAGGATCATCTCTTGCAACAACAGAGATTAATAATGATTTTACTGGTGTAACAGAGAGGCACGCATACCGTAGATTGTTTGATGATCGTATTGATCTAACTTTTTATGTTATGCAGGACCAATCAGTACCAACACCCGATAGTATATTTGGAAGAAAGTCTCTGGTTAATCAATTCATTAAACAAAAACCATCTCCAAACTCTTATTTGCCCATTAGATTATTTGAAGGGTGGATAAAGTATATTGCGAATGAATCAATAGCAGGGGAAAATAGTATTGCAAATAAAAATTACTCATACAGAATGAAATATCCCGAAGAATATTATGGTGGCATAGCAATCACAAAATATGAGAGGGATTATAATCATAATATGTTGAAATATAATTTCATAGGTGCATATCCAATCTCTGTATCATCAATTCCAGTTTCATATGATGCTTCTGATTTATTAAAGTGTACTGTTTCATTTTCTTACATTAGGTACTATATTGAACAGGTGTCTGGCAATAAGGATATTCTTGGTCAGAATCCATTTGCAGAGATTACTCCACTCACAGGAGCACAAATAAATCAATCATTTACCAATCCGATTGATTTTGGGTTTGATTACTCAAAACTTACGGTGGATAATGGAATCTTTAATCAATCTCGTAATGGAGGCCAAAATCCATTCATACCAGAAGGATATACTGCACAATTCGTGCCACAAGGATTCCGCAATAAATAATCACACTGAAATAACTTTATAGGATATTATGCCTTTACCAAAGATTTCTACACCAACTTATGAACTTGAGTTGCCTTCAACTGGAAAAACAATTCAATATAGACCTTTCCTTGTAAAAGAAGAGAAAGTTCTTGTGATTGCACTTGAGAGTGAAGATACAAAGCAAATCACAACAGCTATCAAGACAGTCATTAAGAACTGTATTCTAACCAAAGGTATCAAAGTAGAACAACTTCCTACATTTGATATTGAATATCTCTTCTTGAACATTCGTGGTAAGTCTGTTGGAGAAGTTATTGAGGTTAATATTGTTTGTCCCGACGATGAGGAGACTCCAGTAAAAATTGAGATTAACTTGGATGATATTCAAGTTCAAAAGAATGATGAGCACACTAATAAGATTAAACTTGATGATGAGATTATGATGCAGATGAAGTATCCTTCATTGGACGAATTCATCAAAAACAACTTTGACTTGGAAAATGGTAGTGAGATGGATCAATCTTTTGAATTGATTGCTTCTGGTATTGATACCATCTTTACTGCAGATGAAGTATGGGCTGCTTCTGATTGCACTAAAAAAGAAATTCGTGATTTTATTGAATCAATGAATTCATCTCAGTTCAAAGAGATTGAGAAGTTCTATGCGACTATGCCTAAACTTTCGCATGTGGTTAAGGTAGTGAATCCAAAAACCAAAGTTGAAAGTGAGGTTGTTCTTGAGGGTCTGGCAAGTTTTTTCGGGTAGGTCTAAGTCACATGGACTTAGAGTCATACTTTAGATTAAACTTTGCCTTAATGCAGTATCATAAATACTCATTAACAGAGGTAGAAAATATGATGCCTTGGGAGCGTGACATTTATGTTGCGTTACTTCAACAACACCTTGAAGAAGAAAAATTAAAACACCAGCAAGCAAATGGCATCTGATCTTGACGATCTCCTAAAATCTATACGCGACGAGGCAAAAAAAGAGTCTGCTCTCGTCGTGTCTGAAGGAGATGGTGAAGATAAATTAGTTGATGAAGAAGTAGATGAGAGAATTTTAAGACTACTTGGTCTTGATGATGCCATTGGTATTGACTATGCTACATACAAAACTCTTCTGAGGGAGAGGATGGCTGCTGGCAGGATGTCTGACAGTAAAATTCCTACAGAAGAAACAGAAATACTCACAGAAGAATTTAAGAAGGTCAAGAGAAAGACTGGTAGATTCAAAGTCAAGAAGAAAAAAATTAAGGCACAGGATATTCAAACCACCAGTCCTCTGAAGAAACTAGGTGGAGTTACTGCACCAAAACTTTTACCAGCAGCAAAGGAAGAAGAGAAAGATTATATTGGAGATATTATAAAATCTCTTGATAATATTATTGAAATATTAAAACAACAGAACACTTTAATCAAAGATACTGCGGAAGCACAAAGAAAGAAAGAAGAGAAAGAGAGTAGAGCAAAGTTAGAAGCAAATCTTGAGAAAGGGTTCAAGAAGACTGTAGATGGTGCGATGAAGATAGTCGCTCCAGTAAAAGGTATTCTTCAAAAGATTATTGACTTTATAATGGGAATTATCTTAGGGAAATTCCTAATCAAGTTAATTGACTGGTTCTCTGACAAAGAAAATCAAGACAAACTAAAAGCAATTGGTCAGTTTTTAAGTGACCATTGGCCTAAATTTGCTGCAGCGTTTTTATTATTTGGAACAGGTCTTGGTGGATTAGTTCGTGGTTTTATAGGTCTTCTTGTTAAGGGTGCAGTTGGATTAGCAAGAGCAGCAGCAGGTTTAGCGGCTAGAGCAGGAATTGGTAAAGCAGGTGGTGTAGCAAGATTCCTTGGTGGAAGAAAAGGAAAACTTTTAACTGGTCTTATCACAACTGGAGCAGTTGCTGCCGGTGGCATGATGCTCTCAAATAAAATTGAGGACACATTTAAACCAGAACCAATGCCAAAAATTGAGACACCAACTGTTAAATTCAGTGGTGGTGGTGAAGTATTCAGTAAGATGATGGGTGGTATGATGGGGATGGTTGGCAAATTTGGCAAGTCTTTGGTTGGAAAGTTGGGAACTTTTGGTGGATTTGTGAGTGGTGAGAAGGGTGTTGATAAAGTTCCTGCTATGTTATCTGACGGTGAGTTTGTTATGTCTCGCGGTGCCGTTGAAAAATACGGTGTTGCAAACCTGGAGAGAATGAATGCTGCTGGTGGTGGTAATAACAGACCTCAGATTGTTCAGAATGTTATCAAAGCTCATGGTGGTGGACTGATTCGTAGTAATGTAAGGAAATTGCCAGGAGATGGTGAAAAAACTCAAGTAGGAGGACAACCGGAGACTTCATCAACATCTGTTAATATGAATATGGGTGGAGGTTCTTCTGGCGGTTCTAAAACAACAAACTTAAAGATTGGAGGAGGTTCTCTAAAAAGAAACTATGTTTCTAATAATTCATCATTTAGCCCAAAAATGAATTTTGGTGGCAACAAAAGCACCTTTGCAGCATTTGGTGGCAATTCTCTTAATATCTTCTCACCAACCATTAACAGTGCTATGTTTGGTGGATTTGGTGGTGGTAATATGATTATGGGCGTTAATAATGTCCTACCAATGATGATGATGGTTGCGACTAATATGCAAAGGAACAGCGTTGGTGCTGGAACTCAAGGAACTATGAAAGCAGTTCCTCAATTGAGACCAAATAAGGCAAAGGTAAGTATTCCAGAAGCACCATCTAGAACTCCTGTTGCACTTCAGGCACCAGTTATGACTACTACTTCTGGTGGTAATTCTGGGTCAGATGAATATCAAGAGTTATCCCAATTGCCTTCTTTCAATGCGTCCTTT